GAAGTTATTCAAGTTGACAATGAACTAATTGGATACACAGGAATTACAGGAAATAAAGTAACAGGAATTACAAGAGCATATAGCGGAAGTACAAGATCTTCTCATAGCAATGGTGCAACAGTTTATGATGCAAGCAACTATGTAGGATGGGGAAGTGCGAGTTCTTCAGCTCAAGTTGTTATTGAGCCAGGTCAATGGCGTTTATTAAACTATGGAGAAAATTTATTAGCTTTAGTTCATAATAAAAAAGTATTTGAATGGGATCCTTTAAGTGGTTCAGGATTAACCAATCGAGCAACTGTTTTAGCTAATGCACCTACAGCATCAAGAGATATGGCAGTTTCCACTCCTGATAGACATTTAGTTTTTATAGGAACAGAAACAACAATAGGTTCTCCAGGAACTCAAGATGATATGTTTGTAAGATTTTCTGATCAAGAAAGTATTAATGCTACAGATTCATATACACCTAGTGCAACTAACACAGCGGGATCTCAAAGATTACCTGATGGCTCTAAATTAATGGCAGTTATTGCTGGTAAAACAGCTCTCTATGTGTGGTCAGATACAGCGATGTATACTATGAAATTTGTAGGTCAACCATTTACTTTTGGTTTTGAACAAGTTGGAACTAACTGTGGAATATCTAGCCAACATGCACCCGTAGAAATTGATGGTGTTGCTTATTGGATGGGACCAAATGGTTTCTTTAAATATACTGGAGGTAGAGTTTATAGTATGCCTTGTCTTGTTGAAGATTATGTTTTTGAAGATATTAATGTTAATGCTAATCAACAAATACATGGTGCAGTTAATAATTTATTTGGTGAAGTAACTTGGTTTTATTGTAGTCAAGGATCAGATGAAGTAAATCGATCAGTTAGTTACAATTATATAGAGTCTAGTGACGCAGATCCTATATGGACTACTAGTTCACTTGCTAGAACTACTTGGACTCCAGAAGGAGTTTATGGAAAACCTTATGCTACACAATATGTAACAGGAGTTGCACCAACTGAACCTATTATAAATGGTGTTACAAATGGTGCTAGTTATTTTTGGCAACATGAAATTGGAACTGATGAAGTTTTTGCTGATGGTACTACTAATGCTATTCTAGCTAACATAGAATCAGGTGATTATGATATTGGTTCTCAAGAAGGAGATTTAAATGGAGAAGGGGAATACATAATGCGTATTAGTAGATTTTTACCTGACTTTGGTTCACAAACAGGAAATGCACAAGTAGCATTAAATACAAAAGCTTTTCCTAACAGTAATACGGTTACAAATACTTTTACGACAACAACAAGCACTACACAACTAAACACTAGGATAAGAGCTCGTCAAATAGCTTTTAAGGTATCTAATACAGGTACAGGAGAAAACTGGCGACTAGGAACTTTTAGACTAGATATACACGCAGGAGGTAGAAGATAATGGCTAAAATATCAGAAGTAGTAGCAACAATAGAAGGACCAGACTTTGATCAACAGAATGTTCAAAACTTGGCTAATAATGTAATATCTATTGTACAAAAAATGAATACTACATATCAACAACAATTAAAGGATGAACAAGAAGCCTTTACATTGTTTCTAAGTTAAGTTAAAATTATAAAAAGACTATAATGGCTAATGCATATAAACTTCATATTACTACTTTGGCTGCTGCTACTACAGCTGACTGTTATACAGTACCAGCTGCTACTGTAGGTATTATTAAATCTATTTCTGTTTATAATGCTAATGCAGGCACATCTGCTTTAACTTTATCTATTTTTGATAGTGGATCAAGCACAGCGTTTATTTATGATAAACACTCGTTAGCAACCACTATTAAACATGAGTTTTTAAAGGGGGATGATTCAACTGTATTAGTATTAGAAGAAGGAGATAAGATTCAAATGCTTTCTGATGTAGTAAGCCCTATAGTTACAATAAGTGTATTACAACAAGATAGGACTTAGATGAAAACCGTTAAAGTAGATGGCAAAGATGTGCCATTAATTGAACCAACAGAAATTATTACAACATACAAAAATGCTAAAACAGGGGAAATTTACAAAGATGAAGCAGCCTATAAGGCAGCTAATCTAAGTAAAGACGAAGGCCAAATTGATGTTAAGGTTATCATGCCACCTCTTGATTTATTGGGTGAAAAGGGATAATAGTATAAGTTCAGGTGAAATCCCTGCGTTTTTAATATATAACAATTTCAAAGGAATATAGATTCATGAATATTTTAGATTATGTAGATTCAGCTTTAGAATATGCAGATAAATACAAAGACCTTATTAAAATAGGGGGTTCTGCAGGTAAGGCGTATTTAGATTATAAAAATCAAAAAGAATTAAATGAATTAACAGAAGACGCTTATAAAAGATATATGCAAGAACAACAAGCAGCTGGTCAAGAAGCACAAGCTGCTGTTGATATAAATTTAACTCCCATGGAAGTT